CGGCACCTTTGTGGTCTATGCCATGCCCAAGTATGAGTACATCGGCATAGACACAGAAGGTGATCTGCTGTTTAACGCTAATGTCAGCATTCCTAACCAGGTGCTGTTTGCTTGTACCGGCACAGACGTACAGCGCACAGCGTCAGCTACAGGCACGATTACTTACACGCAGAACTGCACATAGGTAACTACGGCTGAACTTGTCACATATCTTGGGGTGGATATTACTAACCCAAGCGATGACTACACGCTTGCTACACAGGCCCGAAACGCTGCCAATGACTTTGCCTACCGCCGTCGCCAAGAGGCTGGCTATTTTGACAGCTTGACAACTACTCCGGGCCACGACGTTACCCTCGGCACCCTCATGTATGCAGCTGCACTGTGGCGTAGCCGTGGCTCTGTACAGGACACTTTCGCCACGTTTGACGGAATGGGCTCAGCGCCCGTCAGTGCCATGACACCGATGATTAAACAGCTCTTGGGCATAGACCGCCCACAGGTGGCTTAATGCCTGCCACAGGGCTTCTGAACGAGGCTATGCAAGACCTTAAGGCCACACTTACGGCAGTGACAGGCTTACGCGTAGTAAGTGACCCCACAAAGATTGTGCCTAACTGTGTCTTTCTTGATGCACCTAGTTTTGAGACAATCGCTGGCGGTGGCAACATCGTGCGCGTCACCATCCCAGTACGTGTTATCGGCAGTGGCACCGCAGCCCAAAATGTGCTTGAAAACATTCTTAGCATCGTGGCCACAGTCCTTGGCTCAAGCGTTGTCATCATGGCAGGCCAGCCATCGTCACTAGAAATAGGTGGCGCTACCTATCCTGCTTACGATCTACAAATGGCTATGCAAGCACAAAAGCAATGACATACCCAACTGCAGTAGTATTATCTGCTAGAACTAACAACAGATACGGAACCCGGCACCGTTTGACACAGGAGAACCATCGTGGCCACAAGTACATATCTCACTAACCCAACCGTGAACCTCGCCCCAACTACTGGTGGTGCCTTGGTTGATTTAACCGACCAGTGCCGTAGCGCCACTATCACACTTGGTGTGGACAGTCTTGAAAGCACAGCCTTTGGTGATACTGGCCATCGTTTCGTGCCTGGCTTGCAGACAGTGTCTGTAGAACTTGAGATGTATCTCAGCTATGGCGCTGGTGAAGTCGAGGCCACATTGTTTGCCAACTTGGGCACAGGCACCACATCGCTTGTCATTTCGCCATCAGGAACCACAGAGTCAGCTTCTAACCCTGAATACACAATCATTAACATGCAGCTCGTGGATTATACACCAATTACTGGCGCTGTAGGCGAACTGTCAATGATTACCGCGTCATTTATTGGCGGCACCTACGCTCGAGATATCACAACCCCTTAACTAAAGGAACCCGACATGAAATTAACTCTTAAGGTGGACTCGGGCGAAGGCCCGTATGAAGTCACGACCAGTCTGTACGTCATTGTGCAATGGGAACGCAAATACAAGCGCAAGTCCAGCACCATTGGCGAGCAAGGCATAAGCATTGAGGACTTGGCTTTTATGGCTTATGAGTCATCCAAAGTGGCTGGCATTACAGTGCCCGTTGTCCTTGACGATTTCATTAAGCGCCTAGTGACTTTAGAAGTGGTGGATAATGATCCGGCAAACCCTACCCAAGCGGAACCTACCGCCATTCCCTAGCAAGTCTCCTAGTAGCCACAGGCTGGTGGCCACCTGCTGTAGAGTTTGACATTGCTGATCTAAATACCACGATCAAATTGTTAAACGAAAGCCGCAAGCCATGAGCCTAGAAACAAGCGCCGAAATTACAGGCTTGAAGCAGGCACTGTCAGAGCTAAGCAAGTTAGACAAGTCAGCGCGCTTTAAGGCTGCCGCCAAGATTAAGGCCAGTAGCCCGGCAATGCTTGAAGAAGGCCGAAAGCAGTTTCCTGCCGATATTGGTATCTCTGTCATTCATGGCTGGGGGCGTAGCAAAAAAGGCAAAAAAGGCAGACTTGCTTACGACAAAACTGCTGTGGACAAAGGTGTGCAAATCATGGTTGGTGGTCGTGCACGTGGTCAAGGCATTACACCACTTGTCACACTGGTGCAGAAAGATGCAGCTGGGGCACTGTTCAGCCAGGCAGGCACAAAGAATGTCAGTGACTTTTCTAAGTTGCTCACTAACACTTTTGGCAAACCTCAGCGCGGATTGTGGCGCTCTCGAGCGTTCATTGCAGAGCAAGGCACCGCTGACATTATGAAAGCCGTTGATGAAGTAATCGCTGACGCTAATCGCGCACTACAAGCAAGGACGGCTGGCTAATGGCTATCTACCTACCAATCGTTACGCAATTTAACCCAAAGGGGTTGAAGGAAGCCGAGAAGGGTTTTAAGGATTTAGAAGGCGCGCAAGCCAAAGCTAAGTACGCACTTGGCAAGGCGAACAAATATGCAGCTGTCGCACTTGGTGGTTTAGTCGCTGGCCTCGGTGATGCTGTCAAGGGTGCTATGGAAGATGAGCAAGCACAGGCAATGCTTGCGCGTCAGCTACAGAAAACTACTGCAGCCACTGATGCACAAATTGCAGGCGTCGAGGCTTACATAACCCAGCAAGGAAAACTTAAAGGCGTTACCGATGATGAGTTACGCCCGGCGATGGCTGGACTTGTACGTGCCACGATGGATATTGACGAAGCCCAAAAGGCTGCCAACTTGTCTATGGACATTGCAGCTGCTAAAGGCATCAGCCTTGAAACAGTGACTAAGGCTATGGAAAAGGCATATGGCGGCAACATGACTGCCCTAGCAAAACTCTCCCCAGAGCTACGCCAGATGATTAAAGACGGCGCGTCTATGGAAGAAGTTATGGCCGAGATGGCTGTTACTTTTGGCGGTGCTGCCACTGACTCTGCTAACACTGCTGCAGGCTCTATGAAGCGTTTAGGCGTCGCTCTTGGTGAGGCCAAGGAAGGTGTAGGCGCTGCACTGTTGCCAATACTTGAAAAGGCTCTGCCAGTTTTGCAATCGTTTGCCACGTGGGCACAAGACAACCCAACACTCATTACGGCGGTAGCAGTTGCCTTTGGTGCTTTAGCAGCTGCTGTTGTTTTGGTTAATGCGGCCATGGCGCTTAACCCTGCTGTGCTGATCACGGCTGGCATTGTTGCTTTAGGTGTTGCACTTGTCATGGCCTACAAAAAGTTTGATACTTTCCGCGCTGTAGTCAATGCAGTAATCAACCAAGTAGCCAGCAACTTTGAGTTTATGGCTAACGCATTTATCACAATGATTAACGTAGTTATTAAGGGCATCAACCTGATTAAGCCAGGCAAAGACATCGGCTCACTCGGGCAAATTAGCCTTGGCCGTTTAGGTGGCGAAGGCAGTGCATCTGGTGGTGCTAACCCTGCAGGACTTGACTATAAAGCCATGGCTACCGGGGGCATTGTTACTAGCCCTACTTTGGCCCTTATTGGTGAGGCAGGCCCAGAGGCTGTTATTCCATTGTCTAAGGCTGGTGGAATGGGTATGAACATCACAGTGAACGCTGGACTTGTATCTACACCAGACCAAGTTGGTCAGGACATCATTGCAGCAATCCAAAAAGCACAGCGCCGTAGCGGAACGGTATTTGCACCAGCATGAGCGTTCCTACAATGCAAGTGCTGGTGGGCTTTCAGAGCACCACAGGTTTCGGCACACCTTTCATGCTTGACGATGCGTTTTATGGTGTCCTTGACACTGCAGGGCGCGGCACTTTAGGCGGTCTGACCTTTGTTGATTTGACCAGTCTTGTAGAAAATGTCAGCATTACACGTGGCCGTTCACGCCAGTTAGACCAGTTCAATGCTGGCACAGCTGTCATTGCTTTTGACAACGCCAGCCAAGTGCTTAACCCAAGCAACACCTCAAGCCCTTACTACCCGTTTGTACTTCCTAGATGCCCAGTGCAAATACTGGCTAATGGCATACCGATTTACACCGGGCTAATCACTGACTGGAATCTTGACTACGACATCAGCAACCAAGACATGATGTACGCGTCATGTTCTGACAACTTCACTGTGCTTGCTAACCAATCACTCAACGCTGTGACCCCATCAGCAGAAGCCACAGGTGCACGTATTAACACTGTGCTGGACTTGCCAGAGATTAACTACCAAGGCGCTCGATCTATTGACACAGGCTCATCTACCTTGGGTGCTTTCGCTATAAGCCAGGACACAAACTGCCTTAACTATTTGCAGCTGATTAACACCAGCGAGCAGGGCTATCTGTTCATGTCTGCTAACGGCACCCTGACTTTTAAGGGTAGGTCTAGTGTTCTAAACCCGGTGGCTGGCGCTACTTTCAACACTGATGGCACAGGTCTTAGGTACCAGTCGCTCATTAACCAATTTGGCGACGAACTTTTGTATAACTACATAACCACAAAATCTGACGCTGGGGCCATACAGACCACCAGCAACGCGGCCAGTATTGCGCTGTATCAAGCCCAGCAGTACTCACTGACCAATCTGCTTAATAGCACCACTACAGAAGTAGCTGGACTAGGCGACTATCTACTAGGCAAGTACCAAAACCCAGTGTTGAGGTTTACAGGTCTATCGACCGAAATGTCAGCCCTGTCGGCTACTGATCAAAACATTGTGCTGAACCTTGACATGACCAGCATTGCCACAGTAGTTAAAAACTTTGTAGTGGGCACCCCAGCCACCGAAACACAAACACTGATTGTGTCAGGCATTGCCCATAACATCACACCTGGCAGCCATGTTATTTCGTACACTTTTGAGAGCGCCGATGGGTCACAGTATTTTGTTCTCAATGACGCAATTTTTGGAACACTTGACAACAACCTTCTCAGTTTCTAAAGGAGACACAATATGACAATCAACACAACATTCACGTCGGGTCAAATCCTGACCGCAGCGCAAATGAACAACCTTCCTTGGGGCGTCGCAGCTCTTACTAGCAAAACAAGTGACAGTGCAATTACAACTACAGAGACTGTGTTTATTACTGCATCGTTTACGGCAGTGGCTAACCGTTACTACCGCATTACTTATTTTGAAGGCGACATCTATAACGCCAACGGGGCAAACCCTGCCAATATCATTGGCAGAATCCGAACAGGCACTACAACAGCCGGCACTGAATTGCAATTTGCCACACTTGCTACGTTGCCTGGTGGTGAAGGAATTATCAACGCTGTTGTAGTTAAAACATTTACTGCTGGCGCGCAATCGGTATGCGCAAGCCTGGTGCAAAGTCTTGGAACTGGTACAGCATTTCACACTGCCACACGCCCTGGACAGTTAATTGTTGAGGACATCGGGCCTGTCTGATGCGTAAAAGCCTTATTCTATTGGTCATTTGCGCATCGCTTACCGCTTGTGCAGATCGTGAACGCCTCAACTGCCCACCAACCAAAAACAAAGCCCTACGCGGAGTAACCGAAACCATCACCCCAACAACACCAGCCCCGGCATACGGGACAGGCGGAAAGTGCGTATGAAACCAGACAACAGACACACAAACGAAGAAATAAAAGCACGACTTATTTTTGTCGTAGCCATCGGTTTAACGCTTGCTTTTCTTGCTTCCATCTTGGCATTGCTCTACGGATTGCTATTCGTGACACAGCCTCTTGATGTCAGCCCCAATGACGATGCAGCCTGGTCTGTACTGTCGCCAATGCTTGCCACCCTTACTGGCGGGCTCTTGGGGGTATTAGCAGGTAATGGTTTGAAGAATGGCCCTAAAGAGCCACCAGCACCATGACCGTTAGACCGTACCCGTACTACCCATCATGGGATGGCAAAGCGACACAGCCAGTTACGGCAAAACTTGTTGAGCTGTGCAAAGCGCGCTGGGGTATGTCCTCGCTGGGCACATATGCCAATAGACCGATGCGATCAGGTGCTGGCTTATCTGTTCATGCCACCGGATATGCAGCTGATCTAAAATACAAAGACGAAGCCCAGGCACGTATTATTTGGGACTGGTTCCTAGCCAACAGCAAAGCCCTAGGACTGTGCGAAATGCACTGGTACGCATACGGCGAGTACGGCGCTGGATACCGCTGTAGTCGAGGCGAAGGCAAAGCTGGAGTCAAAATCTTTACAGCCACAGACAACGCAGGCTCATACCAAGGCTCACCTAATTGGCTGCATATTGAACTGGCCA